TAGTTGCCTCATTACGTTATAGTTACCGATACTGTACCAACAGTGCCTGTAGCCACTAAATCATTGGGTGTAAGAGAGAAAGGGTCTTTACCTCGTCCTACAGGGTTAAACCCATACTGAATATTTCTGCTAGCATCTCGCTCTGCAAAGTCAGGTCTTGCATTCTGTATAGCTTGTGGATCATGTACAGGGTACCTACCCAGTTCATTCTGTGGGTGATCTTCATCCCAACAGTCATCACAAGCTTTAATGTTAGTATCTACACCTCTTGTAATTACGCTTCGTAGTTCACGTAGCTTATATTGAAACCCACATACATCACATATTCCTAGTGCTTTTTTACTTGAAGCATATTTAGACGGCATATTATATTCTACCTATTCTTGGAATAAAATTTTCTGATGTTTTTTCTCTATCTTCACCAGCAGCCAATGCATATTGTTCATCATATACTTTTTTTAACATGTCAATTCTACCCATCAGTTCAGGCACTTTCATAGCAATGTGGTAAGCCAGACCTGCAACAAGGCAAGGTAGGAAACGAAATACAACATCTGAGGTTTCTACACCATTACCTGCATCTTGTATTCTTCTCATTCTAAAATACACAAATGTATAACTCTGGTCAGGTACAGGCCATAGGTTTATTCTAGGTGTTAGTAACCTCTCTATAAATACCTGTATTGGTCTACCAGTTGTTAACTTGTTAGGAATTGATGCGTACGTACTTACGCCTATACGACTTATAGTGAGGTCAGATTGTGTAGAAGCATTACCTGCATTTGTTCTTATAACTTGGTCAAGTAAATCTATGGTGTCAGCTGGTAAGTCATACTGTGCAGTTCCAGATGTAATAGATAGAGTTCCACTGTCTATAGTCCACATGTTAATACCACGGTTTTGCCACTCTATGGTCATTAGGTTCATAGACCTACGGGCTGTAGCTAAGTCATAACCTGACCTCATTTCTCTACCAGCACGTTCCCAAGCCTCTTCGGCTATCTCTGTAAAGTCTAAATTAAACCCCGTGGTTCCCGAAGTAGCCATTACTTACCAGCTTTTTTAGTTTTAGTATTTCCTTTTTTTGTAAGTCCTTGCATTATTTTTTCAGCCTCTTTTTTAGAAAGTGTTTCTGTAGAAACAAGCTCTCCGCTTTTGTGTCTTACATTATACAAAGACTCGCCCTTTTTATCAGTGCCAACCTCAACCATTTTTAAATTTGACATATAATCTCCTTATCTTATTTTTGCTTTCCTAACACCCTGTCTAGCAATTCCAGACCCACGAACAGTAGAGCCTTTCTTAGGTTTAGGTTTGTTTCTTTTAACTGCTCCACCTTTTTTCATTCTAGGCATGTTTCTTTTCTCTTTGTCAGCTAGATCAGGTCTACCATTTTGTATAAAAAATTGAGCTAAACTAAACTGGTCAGAAGCAGGGCCTTCAAAGTATTCTTCTCTTAACCTTTGCTCTTCTTCGTCCATATTAACTACCCTTCATAGTAATCATTTTAGCATTTCTAACACCTTTTGAAGCCATACCACAACCTCTAGGTTTTTTATTTTTCTTAACTTTACCACCTTTTTTAAAATCTTCTTTTGCAGAGGTATCAGCATCTCTAGCTCTTTTCATAGCTACTGACTTGTCCATAGTTACTTTAGGCCCTGAAAATTGTTTTCTTAAAGAAGGTATGTCTTTTATCATATCCTGCCTGTCTCTTTTACTAGTAATATCAATAAGTTGATCTAAAGACATCTCTTTACCTGTCTTAGGGTCACGAGTCATGCGACCCATACGAGGGACAGTTTTTCTCCCTTCTAAACCTTGTATAAAGTCTCTTGTATTAGACCCTCCAAATTGTTTATTTTTAAATTTTTTAGGCCCAGCTACATCAGTTGTTTTAGGTCTACCTTCTTTAAGGGTTTTGCTTCCGCCAGTGTTTTTTACCTTGTCACCAGTCTTAAAGCCTTTAACACCTCTGCCTTTAAGTATGTCAGCCTGTGTTATTTTTCCATCACCTGTTAAGTCTGGAAATTTTTTATTAATCTTTGGTTTGCCCTTCATTTGCATTGGCATACTGCTTCTATTCATAAAAACCTCCTAAGCATGAAATACTGTTAACATATCTACTACATCAACTGTGTATTTTATTGTTAGTCCATTTTCAAATAACACACCCTCTGAAGGTATAGTCCTGTCTACGGTTGTGTTCGCTGTTCCAATAGTTCTAGCTTTAAATATAGTGGTACCATCTTCAGGAGCTCCATTGATAAACTCTACATCACCTGCGGTACCGCCTGATACTATAGACATACCTTTGAGTCTAACTCTGTTACTTCCTAACACAGCTTCAGCACATAATGTTCCTGAACCGACTGTTATATTTGCTGCATACTGTGCTGAGCACTCTACAGCAGTTACTGTCAAGAAAAGTTTAGTCCCTGCAACAGCTTCGGCAGAACCAGTAGAAGTAATAACTTCTGTCATGGCATCACCAAAGACATCTGTGCCTGTTATGGTACAGGTTTTAGCATTGTCACCTGTACCAGCAGTTGTTACTGTAACATTTCTAGCTGCTCCTCCTGCAAAAGTAGTGTTAGCCATTGTAGCAGAAGTGTTTGGTCTAGCTGCGGTAACTAAACGATTTGCAGAAGCTGCGTTCTCATCACTTATTGTTAAGACTTTTACATCTGATAATCCCATATACGTATCTCCTGATATTTAAATTAGCCATTGGCATAATCAAAAGCCGCACCATGGATTTTAATTACAATCTTTCCAGCTGTATACGCAGCTTCCGTAGCATCCCCTGTTGTAAGATAAAGATATTTCTTACTCAAAGCCGCTAGAGTAGCTCCTGCATCTGCTTCGTTATGTAAACCTAAAGTTAAATCACCATTGTTAAATAACTCAGTTCCACTTGTTAAAGCAGCATTTTCTGCTGTAGTACCTGTTGCAGAGCAATTTAAGTTGATATCTGGATCACCACCTGTAGGTACTTCCAAACAAATAAACTCTAATTTATAGGGAATACCATTTACTGCACTGGTTAATTCAGCAATATAAGCATTAGCTGCTCCACCATCTGTACCAATAGCGTCATTAGCAGTTCCACCAGATGCTAAACCTCCATGAAGGTCTATAAGAATTGTAGTAACAATATCACCGCCAATTTTGTTTACAAAAGTGTTAATTGCTGCATCGGCAATACCAGAACCATGTGCATTAGGTGTTATATTAAGGATTGTAGCTGCTGTACCTAAACTAGCGTTATTTGCACCAGTTGTTGTTCCTGCAGCAACTATGTTGTCTCTTCCAGAAGTAGCAACTTTTTGTACTTCAAGAACGCCACCACTTGTAGCGACAATATGGTCAGTAAATGTTCCTAGAGTAGAACTCTTTGCTACTGCTTTAAATCCGTTTTCGGAGCGGACTGCACCGTTAAAAGTTGTATTAGCCATGTTATTCTCCTTGTCTCGGCTACTGTCAGCTTACGCTGTCAAGGTTAATTTATTTTAGTATATAGTAAAAAAGGGTGACTATCAAGCCACCCTTTAAATTTAGTTAGGCTCCTGGGGAACCAAAGATACCCAGCGGATCAGATACGCCAAAGCTATATCTTTCTCTTGCCTTGTATCTGCTGTTACCTGTGTCAAAGTCAGCATCCATAGATGTTGCCATTGGACTACGTGTGAAATGTTTTAAACCATTTGGAACGTCAGTCATAATAAAGAAAGCGTCTGTATCAGTCAAATAGTGATTGATAGTGTAGCCTTCTGGAATAGAACCGTTGTTCTTAAGTGCGTTCAAATCATTGTCCGCAGTTCCGACACGTCCTTCTGTCTCTAACAACCTAGTTGCCACAAACTGTAGGTTTGTAGGTATAACCAACTTTCGAGGTCTAGCCGCAATCTTCAGGCCTCTCTCGTCTGTCCACCCACCGATCTGAATAACTGCCGCTTCAAGAGAAGTTTCGTTAAGATCAGCAGCAACAGCTGGTTCGTTAGAGTTAGTGCCACCTGAAACCAGTGGGTGTGCTGTAGAGCAAAGCTCCACCCCATCGCCATATGTAGTACCAGAGTCAAACGCATTATTTAAAATAGATGCTGCTTTAACCTGTTTTGTGTACGCCATAGCACGAGCCAATGCTTTAGTATAACGAGCTGACAGTGAGTCATACAAGTTATCCTCAATAGCTTCCTCAGTAATTGAGAAACCCATTGCAACGGTTTCGTGTGTGTAGCGAGCTGTAAACGCTTCCTGAGCATTGTCATATTCGATGGCTGAACCTTCGTCTTTGACTGGTGCTGCAGAAAACCCTGACAACTTAGTTTCTTCTTCAAAAGAACGGTCTGAAGTTTCTGATTCAAAAATTTCACCGTGTTCTTCACCGTACTTCGCATACTCCATGCCGAATAAAGCATTGAGGCCGGGAAGTAGTTCTTTAAGTAATTGAGCTCTTGATATCGCCATTGTCTATCTCCCTTATAAGCCAGTTGCAACACGGTATGCATGACCACCTTTTTGGATATTACTATCTTCATAGGGGGCATTAAACACAACAAGTACTTCTTGAAATGCGTCACTACCAGTTTTTGTATCTTCAACCACGTCAATTATTTTGAGTGGAAGTGTGAGTGTAGCAGCAGGACTACTGCTAACGGCTAGTTTACCTCTACCATTGGTAGTGTTTAGTGTATTACTAATAATTGCAACATTATTACCAATAACAGTTCTTGCTACCGTTGCCATTGTTGTTCCTGAAGAACAAACAGCCACTTTCATAACTACGTCAGGGTCATCAACAACAAATGCATCAATGTCACTAGCAACGATACTGCCAGGATATTGGTTGTTAAATGTTAACTGACTGGTATTTGGATCAGTATACTGACAGCCCATAAAAATACCTAGTGTGCCAGTATCTGGCAAAGTTGATGTACCTGCGTCACGATCAATAGTTCCGTCACTTACACGTTTTACTAAATCACCTTTGCCAATAGCTGTGCCGTAATTGCTAGCTATTCTCATTTGGCGAGTAGCACCCGAGTAGGAACGACCACCAATCAAACCAACGGGTACGAGCCCGTAAGGGGCATCTATAGTTGGATAAGCCATAATTAGTCTCCTAAATTATCCTATATTAAAATTAATTACCTTTTCCGAAAGTGACCTTCGATTTTCTCTCATGAAATAGAGGCATACGAGGATCATTTTCTCTCATAAGATTGTTGTCTACTGATTTAATTTGATTTGTGGTCTGTTCTTTAAAGTGTTCAGTCCTCTCCTCAACTAATTCAATCGGAGCCTTACAAAGCATTAACCCCCCAATTACAACGTTATCTTTGAACTTTTCGTTCTCGATAGTTACCAAAGTAATTTCTGGATGGTCAGTTGCTTTTACGGGTTCCCAACCCTCTCTGAGTTTTGAGGATACATTGGTGGCGTCTACCTGCCCATGAGTGCTTGTTCGTATCCAGCGATAAGTATACCCTGGCTCAGGATTAGGAGACGGTAAAGTCTCTGGACGCTGCCAAGCCTTTTTACGAGTTGTTCTTTCACGTGTTTCAAGTTCTCTGTCAAGTCTATTTTCAACCATTATTCTTTCCTCATTTCTTCTGCAACCTTTTTGGCGTATAATTCTAGTGGTACTCCAAGTCTTTTAGCTATGTTTACCTGTGTTTGCGATAATGTAACCTTTTTAGGGGCTGTGCTCCGTGTAGCGGGTGCAACCACATCTGGACTTCGCTTAGACTTTTCTACCTCCTTTGGCTTTTCAGCTTCTGGTTTTTCCTCCCCAAAATAATTGGGAAATAGTTGTCGCATCCGAGTATCTATGGTCTCATAGTACTCTTCAGTTCGGGCGTATCCTTGCCCCTTCTCTTTGACAAGTTTAGTGTGCAACCCCAGTGCAAGACTTGTCATCTCATCGTCTGTACCGAACCAAGTATTGGTATCTGCCCATTGCTTAGTTCGTTCATCCATCGCTGGAGCGGGTTCTTTCTTCTGTTCTACAGGAGTATTTTCTTCCTGTAAAGGAGGAACTTTAAAATTTTCTAACTTATCAGCTCTAATCTTAACAGAAGTTAGCGTTTCTTGTGCTGCAAGTACACCATCAGAGTCTCCAGCATCATATGCTTCTTTGTAAGCTTTTTTAGCAGTTTCCAATTCTTTTTCGGTAGCTTTCTTAGCTTGTTCAAGCATAGCTGTCTGGTTTTTGCCAACAGTGCCTTTTAGTTTATTATTCTCTTCTATTAACTGCTTAGCGTAAGACTCTAACTCATTTTTCTCACGAGTAGCTTGCTCCTTAGCACGTCTTTCATCATGGTAGCCTTTACTAAAATGTTTAATCCTAGTCCTGACTTTTTCAGAGTACTCACCTAGTTCTTCGTCTGTTACATCCGCAGGTGGCTCAGATACCTTACGGTTTCTGTCAGCTTTTGGTGTATCGTCAACGACTTCG